CCATCTAACAGACCAGATATGCCACCTCTTCCAATGGCAAAACCTATGATGGAAACCACTAATCTTGCTAGTTATGATGACAACCAAATTGGCTTTGGATCTTTAAGAAGACCTTCGCTTTAGGTAAATTATATAACCTAACATCCAGACAAAGATCAACGGTTCAATGATGACAAATATCCAGATGTTTATTTCGTTGTAAGTCATACCAAGAGGCTTGGCTAGTTCTATTAAGAACCACACACACCAATCAAAAGTCTGATCCATTAATTCCATATAAGTCATTTTAGTTTTTCTCCCTTATTATAATTTCTTTGTTAAATGTTGTGTCAAGATTTGTGTCAACTTTTTCATATAAGATATATAAAATATATAAAATATAGAAAATTATCCCTAAAAAAATAAATTTAGAAATAACTTGCCAACCTCTCAAACCTACGGTACACAACAAACATATGGTTTTGCGAGCGTGGCGGAATGGTAGACGCACTGGACTTAAAAACCACTGATACATATAAGAAACTCTATACATATCAGGCACTTAAACCCGAAACACCACTGTGTGTGTCAAGATTTGTGGCAACTTTTCTTTTTGCCTCGTGTAAATCTTCTGTAAATAGATGAGCATACTTCTCTGTGATGGTCACATTTGAGTGTCCCAACAACTTTGATAAAGTATAAATAGGCATACCTTTTCTTATCTCATCCGTGGCATAAGTGTGTCTTAAATCATGCCAATTAAAGTCTTTAATACCACTATTTTTTAGACATGTTTCCCAAGACGAGCGGTTAGAGTTTATTCTATGTCCTGTGTCTGGGTTATAGAACAAGTATCCATGCAAACTAGCAGGTTTTTTTAATAATATTTCTACTATGTTTAGTGCTTCATCACACAAAGGCACTACCCTAACCTTACCATTCTTGGTTACAGTATCCCTCAATACAAATTGAGGTCCATAGTTTGTACGTTCAAAGTCTGTTCTTAATAAAGAGAACTGCTCGTTCCATCTCATACCTGTAAGTAAGGCAATTTGAATTTGATAAGATAGATCTCGGTTCTTACTTTTCTTTGCATTATCTAACAAAGATTTTTTCTCATAAACATCCAGACTTCTTATCCTGTCTTTACTCTCTTGTAATAACTTTTTATCAAAAGATGCAACTACATTATGACCATCCCATGTACTATTCTTAATTATATATTGATACATTTTACCAAACATACTTAGGTCTCTTATAATAGTAGGATCATTACAAGGCTTGATATCTTTTGTACCTTCTCTTCTACATTCCACATAAGCTGCAATGTCCTGTCTGGTTATGTCTTTTAACATTTTGCCTTGGAAATGTGGAGTAACCATCTTAATGCTTTGAAGGTATCTTTTAGCCGAACTTTCTTTCATTGCTCTTCTTTGAAATTTAAGTTCACCATTAGATGTGTACTTCAAACCACAGTAGTTATTAAGGAACTTTAACATTGCCTCAGAAAAGGGAATGTCAGACTGTGTTTTAGCTAGTTCAACAATCTTTTTTCTATGCTCTATAATTGACTTCTGATTAGCTTGCCTTTTAGAGCTTGCATTAATTGGTGGTCTATATCTTTTACCTTGGATGGTAAAGTCAGCATACCATCTTCCTCCTCTATAGATACTTCCCATTCTTGTTCTCCTCTCTTTATCCATTGATTAAGTTTGTCAGTCTTAAATCGCCAAGATTTATTAAATCGGTAAACACACCCATCAAATTTTCCTTGATTAATCCACAGGTAAACTGTAGGGATTGCAAGGTTCAATTTGTTAGCTACATTTTTAACAGTATAAAAACTTGACGACATGATTATAATCTCTTATATGTGGTTAATGCAAGATTTAAATATATTATGGGGAGAGAAAAGATGGCAGAAGAAAACGAACAGGTGTACGGAGTAGATATATACTTACATAAGATCCGTGGATGGGTTACCTCAAGAGGCTTCACACCACACGGATTAGCTAAAGCCGCTAGTTTTGGACCAGGAACCTTTGCAGATATGTACACACCTAAATGGAACCCACGAGTATCCACATTAAGAGAACTCGAAGACTTCATGTTAAGATATGATATAAGAGTAAGCAGAGGAAAAAAGTAAATCATTACATTTCTTCTCTGCTAATTAATCTATCTAAGTACCACTTAGCCTTTTTTAAATCTTGAACTCCGCCCTTATGTCTCCACCTATGCACATACTTCTTAATGTTTCCCTCTACATAAAAAGCAAATCCATCTTTGCCTAAACTATCTTCTAGATAATCTATGCATTCAATCTCCCCCTCTTTATAATGAGGGGGATGATTAACTAGGCTAGACATTTCTACATTGTCAGACTGTGCATTAGCTTGTTCTTTGAAACGTCTTGACATGTATTGATGGTGACTTTCAAAAGGAAACTCTAATTGTACTTCTTGTTCATCAGACACCACAAGATCCTCCATGACCAGAGATATCACATATGTCGTGTGTCTCTAGTGCCTCTTCAAATTCTTCTCCTAAATTTTTACGAGCATCTTTGTAAGGGACTGAAACAAGTGGTTGTCCACCACGACTTCCATCAGGGTAACAGGTGAAACCTCGCAGACGATGAGCATACTTTGCTAATGTCTGGGCAAAAGGTCTGACTGTGTCTTCATTATTTAACTCAGATCCCCAAGCAGGTAGATTGATAGTACTAGATATAGACATATCAACGTAGTCTTGCACATCAGCTTGAAATTCCATTCGTCTTTCATATGCACTAGACAGATCAAGAGCACTCTCAATTGTGTCTGGGTCTGTGCCATAACGATCAATCACTTCTTGGGCTGCACTATCAACGACCATCTGATACATCCATTTCTTACCGTCTTTGAGATATCTTCTCTTGTAGGCAACGGCAAATAATGGCTCAACACCTGTAGTAGTTGCGGCTAAGATTCCGATAGAACCTGTTGGAGCAATGGCTCTAATCTTAACAGGTCTACTTACACCTAAGGCATCAGCACTTTGTTTAGCTACTTTGTCTGATACAGACTTATAGATGTACAACCAACGATGCATCTCTTCTGTAACTTCATATGGTTGTTTCCTTTGAAGTAACCATTCATGCATACCCATTAGACCTAGTCCAAGTCTTCTGTTTTTCTCACGAACTTTATATACTTTATCAAACGGTAACTCAGCTTTCATTGTGCCACAGATTAAGAACTTAGTTGCTAGTTCTGTACATTGTGCAAAGTCTTTTATGTCTTCAATCCTAGACATGTTAAGTGAGCCTAGGTTACAGACATCACTATCATCTTCAGATGTAACTTCTGTACAAGCATTCCTGAGTGTTTCGTTCTCGTTCTCAAAGAAGTTAAATGAAAATCCAGGTTCTGCTGAAGACAATGCCTGTCTGGTATTTTTATACCATAGCTCTGGTAACTCGCCTGTCTTCCAGTAGTCTTCTATAAACTTTGTATCCCAATTAAGTGAGATGTTTGTCATGTCTAGCGGACATGCAAAGTTAAAGTCTGCTTCTTTAAGGTCTGCCATTGTCTTGTCAGTCCCAGGAACATGCATGTTCTTCCAATCTTTGGCATGTAAGAATGCTTCAGCATCAGAATGTTGCCAATTGAGTGAGGCATAAATAGCTGAACGTCTGCTACCACCTTGCATGACTTGTCTACCAATCTCATTGACGGCTAACATAAGACTAATTGGACCACTAGCTTCTCCACCTGTTCTCGATAATAGAGAGCCTTTGCCACGAAACTTAGAATAATCTATTCCAATACCACCACCACTTGAAAGACAAGACATTGCTCTATTTGCTAAATGTCCCCACTCTTCTCGTGTATCTTCTTCGCCTCTTAACAAATAACAATTGTTAAAGAACTTAGCTTTTCTTCCTGCATAATATAAGTATCTACCCCCAGGGATAAATCTCATAGTACTGATCATAAATTTTAATTGATCGATGTCAGACTTTGGTAACAATCCACCACAGACATCGTCTACTAATGTGCTAGACAATTCTTCCCATGTCTCTGCACCCTCGTGTTTATATTTTAAATTAAATATACTCTCAGCAAAACTATTACGAAAAATGTTCTGGTTATCGGTATACATTTTCTTCATCTCATTCATTAGTCTAATTCCAATCTATTTTGCCTCTCCCCAAGTCTTGCCAATTCCGCCCTCGACAAGTCCCGTTTGAGGTATGTTTTCAAATAATTTAGTAGCCGACCACATCATCGTCTTAATCATTATGTCTTTCGCTTGGGTGGCAAACTCATCTGGAACTTCTGCAATTAATTCATCGTGAACCACATGAACTAATTTTGCAGGAACATCGCCCCAAATTTTGGGAAATCTACTCAGGCACAACAACATGATTTCTGCGGCTCCACCTTGACAGGGTGTGTTGATTGACTTTGTGAACAATTGATTTGATCGCAATGGTGAATAAACTCTTCCCTGTGGTGTCCATAAATAACCTGTGTTGTCTGATAGTTTTCTTGTCTGTGTAATCCACTCCTTTAGTCCAACGTAAAGATCCAGAACTTCATGCTGAATTCTACTAGCCTCATGTAACGTGGTTGGGTGCCCATTAGTTGTCAGCACTTGTGACAATCCTCTAGGTCCCTGACCAAATAAAAGTCCAAAAATACAAGCCTTTGCCGCTTGTCTCATCCACTTACCAGACCCTGTTTTAAAGTGATCATCACTACAATCAGCGGGATAATCTCCCTTGAAACAATGTCTTGCGGTTAGTGTGTGAATGTCTAGACCGTCTTCAATGGCTCCCAACAAAACCTTATCGTTCGATAAAGCAGCGGGAACACGAACTTCTATTTGACCATAGTCACAGACGACCAGACTATGGCGGTCTTTACTTTTAAATAGATGTCTGAACTCTTCGGTTGCATTGATAGTTTGTAATGCAGGTTCTGTAACACTAAACCTGCCTGTCTCAGTGCCACCAATCCTAAAGTTTGCATGGATCCTGTCAGACATTGGATTAATAAAGCGATTAAAGTCTGTACCTAACGTAGAATTATTCTTCTTAGCATCTGCCCATTCAGCAATTGCTAAAAGAGGTGGGTGATATTCCGTTGGAAGTTGAGATATATTTTCAAGTACATCAATCTTTCCACACTTTAACTGTCCTGTATCTGTCTTAACCCAATTGTCTGTGGTGTATGGTGGGTATTTATTTAAATGAAATCTAATCCAATTAGCTACTTGTATTGTTGAAGCGGGATTATCTACAACAGGTGCACCTTCACTTGAGTATTGTCTAAACATCTCAAGTGCTTTCTGTCTACCGTCTGTGTCTTTAACCGATAAATCATTTGCTAAATCTTCGTGTGCTCTTCTATCAAACCCAATACCATTAACCATAACTTGGTTAACTGCTCTAATACTTGACCTTAATAAATCATATATCCAATTACATTGCTCACTAGGTATTCGTTTACTCTTTTTAATAAGAGCCATCTGTTCAAAATGTAACTGCCAAGTCGCAACAACATCCCCTGCCGCATATCTAATTTGCTCATCATCAAGGGGATCTTTAGACCAATCCGAGGCTTGTTGTGTCTTGCTTGGTTCTTTTCCTAATACATCCGCACACCTATAAGCTAAACCTTTTCTTATTTGTGTAAGACTTAAAAGTGCTTGTGCCTGTAATAAAGTACAATGTGGATGTCTTGCGGGTGTAATTCCATGTTGAGTTAACATCTTGACATCAAACTGTGCATTGTGTGCTAACCATATAACTTTGTCAGAGTTTAAAACTTTGTCTCCTAACTCTTGTAAGACAGGCATAGACACATGCCATCTGTCTATGACGTGAACTTCTTCTCCGCTATAGATTTGGAGTAATCTAACTTGTCCTGTGTAGACGTTGAGACCTGCTCGTTTGACGTGCTTTGCTTGGGCATTGAGGTCTGACCTACAGTTTGCCATATCTTGTTGGGTTTCCTTGCGATCTTTCTTTTGATCTTCTGTGCATTTAGAGAGGATCGGGAACGAGTGAAATTTTTCAGAGACATTTACAAACTCCTTTTGTTTGTCTTCATATATTTTAATTAGACTTTGATCAGCAGTTGTTTCAACATCTACTGAAAGAAGAAGTGGGTTTTCCCAACTATGATTTAGAGATATAAACTTTGCATAATACTTGGTAAGTTTTTTTACACCTGCATCATCAGTTATATAATTCAGTTTCACTCCAGACATAAAATCATGGAATGGAGTGGGAGATTTACCCCCACCCAATACCGATTTCAAATCATCCATTACTCTAAAGGAATGTCTGTGCTTGGATTTGGCTTTGTCTCAGGCTCTTGTTTAGAACCTTGAACAGGAACAGTATCTTTCTGATCCATCCATCTTGAGACTGACAACTTTGGAATGTAGACTTTGCCATACTGACTATGCTTATAACTGTCAGAATGAAACATTACTATTGGAACCTGACCTTCAAATTGTCCTGTCTTCTTTTGTTGAACAACTTCTCTAACCATTTCTCCCACGGCTTTCATTGCTCCTTTTGAAGAGCCTGTAAATTGTGCGAGGATATGGTTCTCAGTTCCAAGAGTTGGTTGAATTTGCATTTCAAATCTTACATTGTAAGACCATCCATCATTCTGTTGTGTGTATGGACCATGATCAGGAAGATCAGCTTTGTCAGTCTTGGCATCCCCAAGATTACTCCACTGCTCATCTACAAGTTGTCCATCTTTCCAACAGACCCAACCATTTTGTACCATAGCTAGGTTAACCAATGCCTCAAATTTATTGTCTGGAAAAGTATCTTCGGCTTTGCCTATGACCCACTCCCCCTTTTTAAATTTGATATATTGGATACCACCAACATTAAGTTCGTCTGCTACCTCAGACAATTGGTTTACAATGTTATCAATATTTGATACATCAAAGGTAGGGGTTGTGATTTCATTCATTAGAATGTTCCTTTCGTTTGTTTGTGTGTTTCTTCAGTCTGTCAACTAAGTACGGTAAGTAATCGAAAGTCGTGGTGAATAATCTCCTTGAGTTTGGAAATCACGGTGATCCAACCCCGCTTCTTTAAATTTATTTACATCGTACCTCATTGGTGCCTTTTGTGAATACATAGACACCGATCCCCAATCAGCAGAAATCTTTTTACTTTCTGCCTCTTTAAGAATTTCTTTAATATCCTGTTCTAATTGTTTAACTTCTCTTGTCTTTGCTTTAGCCTCATCATTTAAGTTATGTCTGGCTATTATTTTTTCTTTTAATCTTTCTTTGATGGCGGCAGAAAAGTTTGAACCTTCCGCACTTGGAATACTAGAGACCTCTGTGTCTAGACATAATGTCTTGTATGCACAGTAGGTACACTCCTTACCACCTTCTAATTTTCCTTCTGGTTCTGGTAATTTTTCCAAAGAAAATTTTGTGAATACAGATGATGATCTTGCTCTTAAACCATGAGCCACCATCTCATCGAATGGAATAACCCAAGACTTAATTTGATTTACAAAACTTGCATTAATATATGTGATCACGGCATGAGTTGGAAAATGGTCTGTAGTTCTTCTAACTAAATCCATACCCTGTTGCACTTGCATTCTATGTTGAAACTTAGGTTCTCTTAAATTATCAAATGCTCTTGGATCAATTGACTTCAATTCATTGTATAAGCATTTAGTAAATCTTTTTGACCCACCCTCTTCTTCTACTTCAAACACTTCCCTGGATATAAATAGACCATCAGGTGTGGCACTTTGATAATGAGTAATGTCAACTAATGTTTCTTGTCCATCATCGGTTGCCCAAATTAATTCTATTCCACTATCTTTCAGACTTTGTTGCATGGATGGTACTGCCCAATCCTCAACCATGTTTCCACGTTCAGCGGCTCCTAAGTCTTGAACAAAGTCTTTATCTACAGGTGCATTATGTTTGTCGTAGACAATGGATCTTAGACAACCACCTACGGCAGAAGCACCAACAGTTTTCTTTCTGTCGTGTCCACCCCAAGTTTTGTTGTCTGAGTTCTTGCTTATATTATTTATTATTAAATTGTTTGTATTTAAAATCATTGGGTATTCCTATGATTGAATCCGTATATGCTCAACAACATTAAGCTGAGTGGAGTAAAGACCAAAGATATTTGACTAGACAAAATACTATAAAAAAAACTAGCATCATAGGCATCTGAGACCGAAGACCCAATACACGGCTCGGAAAGGAGTAGGTCTTTACTATTCTGTTTCACTTGGCAACCTTTCTAAAAACTTTTACATTCTTATCTTCTTTATCAAATGGCACAGGTACTAAGTCTCCACTATGCCAAAATAAAAGATCACCCGATTTCAGTGTTTGTAAATTAAGGATAGGCACAGTCTTGCTATCGAAGACCCAAGCCATCAAATCATTTTCTAAATGTCTGTCATGTATATCATGACCTTTAACAATAACTCTTTGAGTGGGTGACGTATTGTCAATTGTAAGACTGTCAAAGATCATTACTTCTGGTTCATACTGAATAAGAGCCTTACCCATTAGCGATCTCCTTTTTAAGTTCCTCAAAAACATTGAGGTCATTTTTGAAATCGCCATCGACAACGGCATTACTCATACCCATTTTCTTCTCAAGTAAACTGAATAGTTTTTCATCAAAAGTGTTTTGAGCAACTAAGTAATTAATAGAACATGATTTAGTCTGACCATTTCTATGAACCCTGTCTTCAGCTTGTAACATTTCCATTGGCGAAAATGATGTCTCAACCATCAAGACATTGTTAGCTTTCTGTAAGTTTAAGCCTGTAGACCCAACACCTAACGTAAGTATTAGTATCCGCTTGTCAGACTTTGGATTTTGAAATCGAGATATATAAGCATCTCTATCTTGTTTAGTGGTAGAGCCTGTTAATAAATCAATCTGCTTATGCAACTTGTTGTTATCAACACATGCTAAAAGATAATATATAAGTTCAGCTACTTTGACATGATAAGTAAATACGACTAACTTTTCATCATTAGATTGTAAGAAATCTTTTATCCAATCAATTGCAAAATCTGATTTAAGTTCGCCTAGTTCAGTAAAAGCCTGTTGAAAAGTGTCATGATCATCCATATTAAAGTTGACTTTACAAGGGATGACCGACCTCATTTTAGGGGGCAGATCGAGGCAGTCATCCTTTGTAACTCGGTGCATATGGCGGGATAATTTAGAATGTAATTCAACTTTTCTAGATAACCCGTCTGCTACATAACCAAACTTACCCATATGTCCATTGCAATAAGTCTTAGTAAACTGATACCAATTATTAAATTCACTTGGTGCTACTATGTTTAATGGTGGGAATAAATCTACAGGTCTGTTTATTATTGGGGTGCCAGATAAACCTATGAAGTAATCACAAGTTTTAGCCAATTGTAAAATCGCTTTAGTCCGCTTTGCCTTGGGGTTCTTAATGTAATGGCATTCGTCACAAATAATGTACTCTGTTTTCCAAGTGGCTTTGCTTTCCGACTTTTTGTAAGCCTCGGCTCTCGCATATGAAACGAGTAATATCTCTCTTCCGTCATTTCCAACTCCTGTAATGTTAGGGTATATGTAAAGTTTGTAATCAGGTAGTAATCTTTTGATTTCTTTTTCCCATTGCATCATCACACTAGCGGGTGTGAAGATCACAACTCTCTTAGCCTTAATAGAATTAATAGAAAGAATTGCTGATATGGTTTTACCTGTACCCATCTCATGACCAAGGATCGATCGACCATTGTTATCTATCCAATGACAAACGGCATCTATCTGATGGTCATATGGTGTAACACCAAACTTATCTAAACTTTCTGACCAATCATTGGTCACTCGCTTTTGAAGTTCTTGACTTCTTTGCTTATAATACATTGAGCATTTACTCATATGATCTAGCATGGTTTGATTAACATTCATCCCAAGACCAACTTTTATAAGGTCTTTAAAGAACACATTAGTTATATAAGTATAAACAGTCAGACACTGTTCATTACTCATACGTTCCATTTTAACTAACCACTTTTTTTCTTGCAGCAGGAAATTACAAAATGGAATTTTACTAAATAGAGTTGTTATCTTGGGGTCTTTAGAACCAGATATATGCAGTCGCATATTGGGTTCAAGTGATAATTGTATCTTTTGCATATCGCTCCCTTTGTTCATTTGTGTGTTTTTTTAATCTGTCAATACAACCTTTATAATATTATATCCTGTCTGATGTCAACAACATAATAAAAAATAAAAATCCCCAGTAAATAATTACTGAGGATCTTTAGACTGACAGGAGTGCCAAGGGAGGAAGAGAGACACTCTGCATTCTTTCTCTCACAAACAAAATTTTTTTACTATGGCATAGTTGACAAGTATATTAAAAAATATTATTGGTCAGACGACAGACAATAATATATTATAGACACACGTCTAGAGAGGAACCTCATGAACCGAGAGCTTATCGAAGAATTCTTGAAGATAATTTACAAAAATAAAACGTCTGGTGTTTTGAGTTTTGAGACACAAGACAAAGGTAGAGAGATGTTTAGGTCAGATAACCTTAATGATCTTCTTATATGGATAGACAAGATGGAACAAAGTCAAAGGGGTGTTCATCTGAGACAGTCAAGTATGGATGGTGATAGTAAAACTTGCACCAGAGCAGACGTTGTAGCAATTAATCATTTATGGATAGACATAGACACAGGTGTTGTCCCTAAAATATTACTTGAAGAAAAAAATTTAAGACCAACCTTTTGTATTAACTCTGGCAAAGGCATCCATTTATATTGGAGACTTGCTAAACCTGTAGATAATCTCATTGGTATTTCACAATGTGAAAAGATGATGAGGAAACTATGCGATATATTAGGTGGCGATCCCGCTCCTACTCACTCGGCTTCAACACTTAGAATTCCAGGTAGTATAAACTTTAAATATAACCCACCTGTTCAGACAGAAAAAGTAAGTGCAATTAAGTGTGATCAAATGAAAGATTACACCCTGACAGACTTTGAAGAGTTTATCCAAAAGAATATGGATCCTTACGAACAACTGATTGATAACATTACTGAGGGCATGGGAATTTCTAAGTCTGCGTCTGACTGGCAGAGGATCATAGACAACTTAGCCATCTCAGGATCAGACAATGAGTTTGGTGGCAGACATAACTGTGTAACAAAATTAGCGGGTTATTGGACACGTCAGTCTGTCAATCCAGAAGTACAACTTAAAACATTAGTCCAATATGGTTGCACCTTAAATGAATATGAGTGCAGAAATATTATTAATTGGGCATGGGAGAAACATGATCAATGACATTAGCACCAAATCCCGCTGATCCAACTACTCATATTATACAACAGGTACAAACTGCACAGGCTCGTGGTGGCAGACCGAACATCCGAGACATTCTCGGACATTGTATAGATGCTTTAATCATAAGGTTCAGACAGAACGGGTCAGATATTTTACACAACAACGATACGTTTTTTCTCTTCGCAGCGAAGGAAGGTATCTGGAAAGTAGCAGACGTTGTAGACATAAAGACAGACATAGATGAATGGTTTCGCTCTGCAATTAATCTGGTACCAACCAAACAATTTAGGTCCGAAGTTCTGGAAGGCTTGATGATGAGGGTTCATATTGCCAATGTTCCGTGGGGCAACGTCAGAAACATTATCATATGTAAGAACTTGATAGCTTACGACTTGGATAAAGGTCAGACTGTGACAGTCAAAAAGGAATGGTATCTCAGAGAAGACAACCTGTTGAATGTTGATTGGGTTAGTGGTGGTAAATGTCCTGTCTGGGACACATCACTACAAAAACTATTTGCACATTTTACTGATCCTGTTGAGCGATCTCAGGTTATTCAACTAGTGGAAGAGTGGATGGGAACTACATTATATAGACACAATAGACCTAGAGCCTTGTCTAAATGTCTGTTCCTTTATGGAGAAAGACGCACGGGCAAATCTACAATTCTGGATGTACCCCGTCAAATCTTTGGAGAAAAATTAGCAACTGCCATAGACTTACAAGAACTAAGTGGGTTTGGTGCAGAAGCATTAATGAATAAAGCGGTATGGCTTTCCGATGAAATTAAGGTAGGAACAGTCATGAATGATAGTGTTATTAAACGTGTCATTACAAACGAACCGCTTTCCATAAAAATTAAATTTGAAAAACCTTTTGAGGGCAGACTTAATTTGACAGTCGGTCTTGCGGGAAACTCACTACCCAAGATTGATGATACATCAGATGCAGTATATGACAGGATGATCTTTGTCCCGATGGATACTGTGATTGTAGCATCAGCAGAAAATCAAAAATTAAAAGATGAGCTTGAGGCGGAGCTACCTGCGATCTTGAATAAGATGGTAGACAGACTTGCAGACATAAGAAAACGTGGACAATATCAGATTCCAACGTGTCTGATTTCTAAGCAGGAAGAAATAAAGCTAGAGCAAGACCCACTTCGTGGCTTTCTTGATGAAGCAATAGCATCAACTAATAATTTATGTGCCATCAAAAATGGAGACATCGTGTCTGCATATCGTGGTTATCTATTAAAACAATTCGGAAGTGATCAGGCTAAGAACTCAAAAGTCTCAGCAGTCTGGTTGTCTAGAAGAATATCCGAGGCTTTTCCAAACTCAACTGTGGGCAGAGTTGATCAGGGAACGGTGAGAGCCAGATTTGGTTTACATTTTTCAGACAAAGGAAAAGCATGGTTGTCTGCGGGATGGGGTCTGGAGGATTCATTTTACAAACCAGATCAAAAGAAACTTAAAGAAGCTAATATAAATACAGGAGTTAAGTAGATGCCCCGCCCTAATACGATTGGAGAACCGACAGTAATTTACAATGCATTATTAAAGAGAACTCAGTTAGAAAAATTACAATACATTGCCCATCAAGAACGTAAGGATGGTAAAACTCACATCTCAGCCGCAAGTATTATAAGAGATGCTATAGACAAGTGGTTGACAGACAATGTCTGATCCACAGTATTTAATAGCTGACGGGTTTGATGAGGCAATCATTGGCATCGGGTCTCGTATCAACATGGAAGACATTGTCTGTTACGACTATGATAAATGTGTAGATATATTAGTTAGAGATCAGCACATGGAATATGAAGAAGCTATCGAATGGATGGAATACAATGTTTGTGGTGCATGGATGGGGGATAAGACCCCAATCTTTGTGAGGTGCGATCCCACATTAGATGGTGTTATCAAACAAAAAGATTGCAAAGCCTAATCTTTTTTAAAAGGCTCTACTACTTTTGGTGCATCTTCCATACATATACAAGGTTCGGGTTTCCATAACTCGCCTTTGAACACAAAGCCAAGACCATCACAGGTCTCACATTGTATGTCAGTAAACGTAGGATATTCTGCTTGTGGTTTTTCCATAAAAAAACTCCCTATATTTTCAATCTGTCAAGATTAATTATATAGGGAGCGACATGGAATACTATAGTGTTTAATTCCTTATAGATCGGTCGAGTAGGTGTCCGACTTTGTGGTATCAATTCGCATTAAATCTTCAAAAGTTTTAAGGGCAAGAAAAGCCTTGCCAATTGTATTCTTAGTTAATTTTCTTCTCCAAAGTATGTAATCATAGACCTTGTCAACAAGTATAGGCGATGCCAAACAAAATAGCTGACCATTAGATTTGATAGTCTGTACCCAACCCGCATCCTCACATTCTTTTATCATGGTACTTATTGTCTTTCGATCAGCTACCATTTCATCTACGAGGGTCGTTATATTATAAGGCTTATTAACGAGGTACCCATAGACCATCCATCTTGCAAAGGCATTCCGTAATGGTGTTGAATTGAAGTATCTTTGCACCTTATTATCCATACGTTTTTGTCTAGCCTTATGCATCCTCATTTCTGTGGTCAAGGTTGCTAGAGTGTATTCTCTTTGTAAATGGTCAGAGATTTCATATACACTGTTCTCTTTTTTTACTTCTTTAAAACAATAATCTTCAGTCTCTTTTTGCTTTAAAGATTTAATTATAGTTTTTAATTCATGAACGTTATATAAACCGTCTTGGTTAGGTACTAGATTATTTGTCTCATCCCTTTTGTAATGTAATTTTAAGTCATTCATATATCTCTTCCTTTAATTTAAGTCTGTCAGTTGATCCACATTATAATCTCCCCTTTATAAAATGTCCATAGAAAAAGAGTATCAATTTAATATTAAGTATCAAGATAATTAATTTTAATTATCAAAGTTTTTAATGACAGTAAAAAATTTTTACCTGTTTTACTGTCATTAATTTTGGTTTTACTGTCAGTAAATCAGACTTTGGGTGGTCTTTGGTTGAGGTTTTGCACTTGGAATACTAGATTAATGACAGTAAACGGGTTTTTACTGTCATTAAAAAGTTTTACTGTCAGTAAAAGCGGGAAAATAAGTGTTTGTTTTTACGGGATAATTAGAGTTTTACTGACAGTATGACAGTAAAGTACAGTAAATCTTCTATTAAGTAGTAATATATAATAATAATAATAGGTATATGTTTACGGTTTTACTGTACTTTACTGTCATTACTGTCATGGATTACAAAGTCTGACATGTCTGCAATGTAAAAAGTTTTATGTTTTGGTGTCCAAGTTCCTGTTTCGTATGGACTAGTAGTACCGATACCTACATTACCAGAACTATCTAAACGTATGGGTTCTGTTCCAGTATTTTTTTTAGCTGGTGAAGGGTTGTCGGATTATTGTGGTAGACACAGACACAAGAACAGACTATGTTGGTGTCTACAGTATTAACAAGAGAATTATTACGCTGGTTCGCTGCGGAATAAAAAACACTTGGAATTGTAGATATAAATGGGGACATTAGTTGGTGTAGATATTGGAACCCTTTGCGGGGTTGCTTGGAAAAAAGATTCTGTCATCAGACATGTACAATTTGACACATCTAAAGCTAGGATCAGCGGGGGCGGGATGAGACCTCTGATGTTGAGGCGACATTTATTAGAACTATTTAATGAGATTGAACCCATTGAAGAGTTAGCTTTTGAATTAGTACAGAGACATAGCGGTACTTATGCGGGTCAGATTTATGGAGAACTTCGAGGTGTCTTGATGTCTGTCTGTGAAGAGTTGTCTGTCCCATACAGGTCTGTAGGTGTTACTACAATTAAAAAACATATGACGGGAAGCGGAATTGCTTCAAAAGATATAGTCAGACAGGCAGTTGTTGAGATGTATCCCGACCTTGATCCTCAGACAGAAGACGAGGCTGATGCTATTAGTATATTGCAATGTGTTATTGATGGGGTATTTTAATGGGGAAAGTTATTCGACCTAATTTTTCTAGACAAAAGAAATATCATCTTGCCTGTAATGAATGCAACTCTATTAATTGGACTATTCAATTAGACCCCGAAATAGGACAAGCCATTCTCGAAAAGTCTCCAAATCATGATGAGTTGGATTTTGAATGTGTTGCGATCGAATGTTTGGAATGTGGGTATAGTATTGAAATGAGGGGAAAACCTAGTAATTAACAGGTCTAATCATACAGGGAGATATATTTAACCCCCCTGTATGGCTCTTAAAAAGGCTTGTTTTTTCAGCAAGTCTCTATTTGTTCGATGTTATCGTCATAAACCTTTTCTAGATGCTCACAAACATCTTTCCAAGTTTTCTGTTTTTCGTGGTCTCTTTCTGCCCAAACACCATCTAGATTTTCATTGTCACATGCGAGAATAAAATTACTATCCTCTTCTAGAGTGCCATAACATAAAGTTGTACCACCATTTTTTCTATTATAAATATAGTCTTCTTTTGTAGTCACTTTTTCAGTCTCCCAATATTGTTCAATGTCTCCATCAGACTTGATGTCTCTTGGACATTTGAACTCTTGATATAAAAGACGAGCATCTTTATGAATGCCCCTCTCTTTAATGAATTGCTGATGGGTATTTAACTCTCCGTCTTCAGCAATACATTCGGGCGAAAGAGCAATAGCTATTTCTTTCCATTGCTCCCTTGCTCTTTCTTTAGTTGTTGGATAAGAACCACTTAAATAGTTCCATCTTGGGTCTTGTTCTTCTCCATTAAAATTTATAAAAACTTTACTCATTTTCATTCTCCCTTTAGTTTTGGAACTACAAAACCAACAACATGAATTTCATCATCCCCATCATCATCAGTACTATCTTGATTATAATTTACGGGACAATCTTTTAACCAATCTTGATATTGTTTATGTTTATTAGGAACTTCTTTAACTTCCACAGTCTCCATGATCTCTTCATCGTTATCGCCATATGTAGGATCATCTTCACATGTTACAAAATCAAAATAGTTTTCTTCAGCTTGTTCTTGATTGTCTGCTTTGACCCAATAATGTGTGTAAGTTGTAGAAGTACACGTTACTTTAAATATTTTACTCACTTTCATTCTCCCTTGTTCTTAAATAGTAGGTTTGATTTTCTTTCTCATCGCCCACATAAACTTCTTCAAAATTTAAAGACAGTCCAAATTTGTAGCCACGATTGTAATATGCAGATGAGTTTTTCTTAACATCCACCATCATTTTTAGAGCATCTTTTACACCATCCTCGAACATAGTCAGATATGTCTGACGTTTCTTTTCTAAAACTTTATTCATCGTCATCTTCCTCCTCTTCACATTCACAATCGATTTCGTGTACATCACATTTTGTACATTTGTCTGATGCCTTATAAAAAATTACAATATGATCTATCTCTTTTCCTTTTGGTATATCGCCTTTTCTTTCAGCAATAATATTCTCAAGGTCTTGAGTGTCTGCATATCCCCAATTGGTATGACCTAAGTTTTCTTCACATGCCTCGTCTATGGCATCACTTTGAAATCTACTCATCAGCTTTCTCCTTATGGTTATCGTCATTGCTTAAACAATCCTCACAAATACATCCCCAATCTTTTAAAAGTTGTGGGAAGTTTTTTAATAAATTTGTTAAGCCTAAGTCTTCTATTTCTTCTTCGCTCATCCATTCATATCCACCAAACACTTCAGTATGATCGAATGTATTTTTACATACCTCACAGGGTATTTTTACGTCTTCATCAACCATCAGCTTTCTCCCAAGTAATAAATTATTCCAAATTTATGTAAGGTCTTTAACTCTTCACGGGTTATGTCCCATACACCCTTTACCCGAACAATTTTTTCATCATCATACCAATAACCATCATTGCCCTCGGCATCTTCCTCGGTAAAACCTTGGTCATAGTATTCTGATAATATTGTTAGGTCGGAAAGTTTGTCGTTACGAAAATCCTTTGCGGTAAAGTTTTCATAATAACCATAACTTTCATATTCATTCTCGCCACTACGAGTTGTTACACAAAATAGTATCATTAGCTTTTTCCTTTATGTTTGTTGATGACTATAAATCTTTTGTTATATATTTTATTTGACCTACTGATACTTTGTACCGACTAGCTAAAACGATTGGTGTTAGGTTTTTCACACGTTTCGCAGTTATATTACCGTAGGTACGTTCGTACTCTATTCGCTTGTTATCTTCTTCAATAGCCTCACGAATTTCATCTACTTGATTATGTGATAGTTTTAACACTATTTTTTCCTTTCACTTGTTGGATATCCATGTTGTTCCACATGGATCGATTGATTTTAAATTTGATGTTATGAATTGGAATACAAACTCGTACCCACTTATGCCCTACTACTGCGAAAGCATATCTTAAACCACAGACAGGCAATCGCATTTCATTAAAGTAAACTTTAAATAGTTTAGCAGTAGACCAAGACTTTTCTTTAGGCTTGTGCTTGTACATAGTCTGCCCCCTTATTATTTCCCTGGAAGTAACCAAGGGGCATGACATCATTCTCTAGAGTAATGAACAGGTCTTGCTGATCATAAAATCTAAACTTAGTCCAATAGACACGAGCCTTAATATTTGATTGTTCTTTACATATATGAACATCAAAAAACTTTCCATCATACTCAAAGAACTCACAAGTATCTTGAAAGTTTTCATCTTTATCTATGATGTCTTGAACAAATGTTTTGATCATAGTTCTAAATTGTGGAGTGGAATTGTAATACATTTCCATTTTAAGATTAGCCATTAATCATTCCCCTTTCTTAAAGAGAAATGAGTAATAGGATTATCATCTGTACCAACTACACAATCATCACACTCCATGACCTCTTCTTCTATCTGCTCCCACTTTTCCGCAGTCTGTTCTTCATGAAGAGATAGCTTGTCATTATTTAGATCACGTTCATATTTGTTCTTTATGGTTGTGTGTTTCTTACATAGTAATCCCCAATGTAAAGGATCAGTTAGTTCATCAAAATTAATTTGAATTTTGGTTTTGTGATGTTTAAGAAGTCTATTGATTTGCTTAACAGTTTCTTCAAGCACCCAATCAGCGGAAGTCTTGTAGTCAAATGCTAACCAAAAATCTTCTTTAGGTTTAATAGCTTTTGCCATTGTGTTTCTCCATAGTCTGTCAACTAATAAACCGAGGGACTGCCTCGTCAGTACATCCTAATCACAGGATGCAGACACCCAAGTAAACTTGGATGTTTCAACATTTACGATTTATTATTTTTCTCAAGATGGTGAACGATAAATTCAACACGTTCATAGGCAGACATGTGGGTTTCTACACCATCCACATATGTGTCTGCCTTGTCTGTATTATTATCTAGCTGATGCTTGAGGTCATAAGCAATTTGAAGAACCTCATCCATTAGATTTATTCCAATCATCAATATATTCTTTATTGTTTTTGAAAGGTTCAGCTAATTTTTGAAACATCTTCTGATCAAACCCTTTGAGGGTAAATGATCCTTTACCGCCTTTGATCTGATACAACCCTAGATTAATTGGTTTGTTATCTAATTCATAACTCAACCCGCCTATTTCATTTATGTATGTAGACTTATGAGCATAAAGTAAGTTCACACGAGTTGGTCTTTTTGCAATACGAGAAATACATTTTTGTAAATCTACATCTCTTGACCATTGCCCAAGAGTTTCAAGTTCTAGGGCAAGGAAAGACATATCATTTTCTAATAAATGTTCAGCCATTATTTATTTTCCCATTCTTCTATTTGATTGAGTAAACCCTCGGCACATTCATTTCTGCCAAGAAATATTTCGGGTTGATCACAAATGTCTTCAGCATTTACCATTTGAAATTTCTGCTTGAAGTTCTGTGTAAGAATTAACCTCAGATATCAACCAATTTTGTATCTTAACAATTAGGGCATCTTTCTTACCCATTGCAGACATGAGATTTTCTCTCTCTGTCTCAAGTTCTTTTATTCTATCCATAAATTTTCTCCCTGTTCTCTGCCTGTGCAGATAAGTTTAAGATAATAATATTTTTATTTGTTTTAGGATCATGCTCATAAGTAAGAGCAATAATATCTCCCGCCTTAGACTTTTGCTTGATGGATTGGATACTAAATCTTTTATCCCCTCTAGCCTTAGTCTTATAAAAGTTAACCTTGGTTGGAGTATCAACTCCATTAAACCTAAAGACTGCTGACAAAGTCTGCTTATCTCCATTTGTCATAGCCTTAAAGTCAACACCATATAAAGATGCGAACCTTTCAAATACACCCGCATCAATATTATTTTTATCCCACATGGTATGAGTTAGTTTTAAATGTGGAAATTGTGGATCAAGAGACTGAACCACATTGGTTTCTATTTTTGAATAGTTTGAATTATTCATTGTCTTTCCTTTCATAAAGTAAATATGATTTTAAGTTTTGTAGAATTGTTTCGATCGCAGATAGACTGCGAACACTTGGAATTCTAGACGGCAAATCCTCATCTAAACTAACAGGTGTACCTGTCGATATAGATAAGGCTCTGATCCTCATTGAGACTTTTAATCTAAGATAATCTGAAATACCTTTTGGAATATTTGTTCTACTGTTTAACCAATTTCTAACAACTTGGTCATTAACTTTGAACAACCCACAAAGTTCTTTGGTAGACATATCCAAGGCTAACAGACAGACACGCAATTGATCAGACGTGATCGTTGTCTGTGTCTGTCTAATATCCTCGATTGGAAATGCTTTTGTATTACCTGCGTGGGTAGATTTTTTAGAAAATCTTTTTCTTAAAAGTTCATCGGGAACAGATGGAATTTTATTTTCTGTTTCCATTACTCCACCTTTTAAATGAGTACTCACTTTCAATTACGATGATAGGCACAAAGATGCCAACCAATATAAAAATGGATGAGATTGCCCACATGATCCAATCAGTAGGCTGAGATAAAGCTATATTTGTCTCAACCAGATCCAGAATTGCAAATCCAAAAAAGAAATAGATCACAGACATAAAGATTAAAAACTTTTTTATCTTAGACATTTATACCTCCCATATTAAATTGAGTTGAAAGGTTATCTAAGTTTTGGCTTATAATAGTTTTAGCATCAGCAAACTTATTAGTTACTTCTTGCCCTAACTTTTCTGTTGCAATCCATGTAGGAATTTCAAAGCAGATATCATCTCTACCTTTAAGATTGTAGGCTCTTTTATTATGGATTTGAGACTTAGCTATCCATATATCAATTTCATTAGCAAATTTTAGAAAGATAGCTTTTTCACTTTCTTTTAAAAACTTTCCATAAATTAAAATTGTAGAGCCTGTATTGTTAAGAAGATTATTTGTATCCAATAGATTTATTTCTCTATTAGCTAATGATCTTAAATTTTTAAGATTTTTCTTTTCAATCCAAAGTGGTTTAAGATTTTCAAATAACCAATTTCCATCATCTTCTTGATGCATATGATAACATTTAACAACATCATCTTGATATGCAGTTTTACCTCTCCAAACTCCAAAGACGAGACCTTGTCTTTTTATTCTTTGCAGTCTGTTAGTAGTGACCTCACATAAATTAAGGTACACATTTTTATGCTGATCTTCATTACTCATGAAAGACCTCCTTTAGTTTGATTGTGTTTTAGTCTGTCAACTAAGTGATATTAATTAGCTACCACGACATATAAAAATATGTTTCGACCATGCTAAAGGTCTTATCAAGTGGCTTACAGGGGCAATCCTAAGACTGCCCCCTAAGTATTTATTTTAGAATTTTGTTAAGTTCTTTAAGACCATTAGTGATCATGGCTTTAGCTGAACTTTCAACAATGTAGTGATCAAAGCATCCATCAAAAGATTTGATGAAAACATCTTCCGCTTTTTTCCATCTTGGATCGACATCACTATAAAGTTTTAAATGTGTTAAGACCATGCCAATGACCTCAATTCCCCATTTAGAAACAATCTCTCTTGCTTGTCTGCATTTCTCCACAGAATTAGGAGTTCCATCAGTCACTATGATCATAACCTTTCGATCTTCTGATCTCTTAGCTAACCTTAGACCCTCACTCATCATGGCATCATGGGTGGGAGTACCACCGTCAGACTTACCATATTGATAGGATACAAAGTGTTTAGATTTCATCCAATGTTGATCATGATCTTTTAGGATGTAATAATCTTTATCATAATTACTTTTACCTGTGGCACAAAGTTTAGATGTATAACAAAATTCTGCACTTGGAAAACAACCAACAGAATATTTAACTTGAACTTTATGCAAGGCATTACCTAGAACTAAAGCTAAGTTAATACTCTCTTGAGCATTATTGATTAGATGTCTACCAATTCTGCGAGGTTTCATAGATGATGACGTATCAATCAATAAAGACACCGCAGTTTTAGTTCCCGATTGTTTCCAAGGCTGATGAAATATATTAGGTGTATTAGTGCATAACTTACCTAATTTTCTAGCATCAAGTTTGCCCCTGTCTCTATTTCTTTTAGAGCCATAACGATCGGGATTTTTTAGAATTCTAGCCAAAGTTTGAGAACAGTCAGAAACATTTAATTTGGATACAATGTTACTAACTTTCTTAGCTTTAGTTTGAACCTTTTTATCTAGGTCTTCATCAGAACTATCAACCATTTGCTCAGTCTCATAGCTTTTAGCTTTAAGATTTTTATAATCATAATCAATTTTTTTATTAGGATCATTATCAACATCATCCCTTAAAAAATCTTCTTTATTCTTAAATTCTTGATTACTCAAATCTATAGACATAGAACTTTCTGCATCATCTGATCCCTGTCTATCCATATCAACAGTATTTTGAGATGGTTTAGAATTTTCAGAACTATCAGCATCATCAGAATTTTCAGAACTATCAGCATCATCAGACTTATCATCTGAATTGTCTGAACTGTCAGCATCATCAGACTTATCATCTGAATTGTCTGAACTGTCTGAATTGTCTGAATTGTCTGAACTGTCTGAATTGTCTGAACTGTCTGAATTGTCAGCATCATCAGATTGATCATCAGATTGATCATTAGATTGTTGGGCAACACCTTTTCCATTTTGTGGTTGTTGCTGATTAGAATATTGATCCATCAACTCAATACATAAGTTTAAAACATCTCTAGTATCGTTACAGGCTTTTAACTTGATTAAAGCCTGTTCAAGATCATTTCTAAGTTTACCGCTAGATATTAGCAAATCTTCCGCAGACCCTATTGACGGCACATTATATCCGCACCAATCAATATAAGCCAAGGTGTTTAAGGAAAATAAAAATTGATTTGGATTACTTGGATCAAAACCATTTTTTACACTTTCATCAACTGCCCATGATGTTAATTTTTCAAGGACATTTCTTGCCCCCTCAAAATGACATTTGGACAATAGTTCTTTTTCCTGTCTAGGGTCTTCCAAAGCATTAAGCATCTTCGTAATACCTGTATGACCTTTATACTCCATAGAAATAGCATCATCCCAAACACCTTTGTCAGTACAAATGTTATGACCTATTTCATGTAATGCAAATCCTGTGTAGACCTCAGTCATGTAGTTTGTAATTTTTGCATTAGCTTTTATAGGTGGAAAGTTTATTTCAGATTTTAATTCGTTATCCTCTGTGTATTTCCACCATGTGGATGCGGTATAACCCTCCCAATTTATTTTTAAAGATTTTACTTTTAGATTAGGAATATATCTCAAAGCTGAATGTGTATTACGTTCAACTGCTGATACTAATTCCTGTGCAATAATATTATGCATATACATGCTCCTTTTTAGTTTTGTGTTGTATGGTCTCAGTCTGTCAATTTGATAAGCTACCATGACATAAAAAAATATGTTTCGATCTTGCTAAAGGATCATCGTCAGATGGAAGGAATTGCCCCAATAAAAAAAATATTGGAGCAATTTTGAAAATTAATAGGGCATCTCATCGTCTGCATCCTTGTCATTGTCTGCATCAACATCTTGAGATTGATTATTCTCATCTACAGGTATGTCTTCAGTAGGTAATTCTCCATCAACTACCAAAATTTTCATAATTTTGGGATCAATGTGAGTATTAAATAATTGAGATAAATACTCCCTGTCTGCGGGATCAAGAGAATTACCCATACAAGCCATTAGAGAAATTTTAGGATCAATTCCATCAACCAATCTGTTAATCCATGAAACCGTATTTCTAAAACTTGGGGCAAGTGTTGGGGCATCTCCTCGATCGTTGGCATCCCTACAAAGGTTAACGAACTCTACAATTTTATCGCAAAGTCTTGATCCTGTACCTGTCTTATTCTGAAGAATTTTACTTTCGACAGATGGTTTAGGATAAGAGACCTCAAGAGTTACTGCAAATCGATTAAGTAAAGAACTATCCATTTGTTTAGCACCCGCAAATTGACCTGTAAGATCGCCCTGTCCATTAGTATTATCACAGGCTACAATTACAACTCCCTCCGCAAAAGGTATTCTTTTGCCTGTCTCAGGGATTGTATATTCTCGATCTTGCAGACAACCATTTAATGCAGACAAAATGTCTGCTCTAATTCTAGTGATCTCATCAATCAATAAAACCGTATAAGGTTGCTGAACTGCTTTTAGCAAAAGTCCATCTTGCCAATATGTTGACCCATTCTTAGCACCAAAACTGCCAAAAAACTGATCTACAGTCAGATCATCATTTCCTGTAATAGCTATGAACTGTCTTCCTGTCTTAGCTGAAAACCACCTCGGTAGTGATGTTTTTCCTGTTCCCGCCTTTCCATAAAGAAAAATATTTTCGGGAGTTCTGTCATTCTTAGGACAGGCACAAGATAAAAACATTTCTAAAACATCTTTTTGAGGTGTGTAATTTTCATCAATTACAGGAGACCTTGGATCATTGTAGATATCAAAACTTTTATCTGCGAATGATCTAAAACCAAAAAGTTTAGAACCTGTCTCAGACCTAACCTTATTGATTGGAACAATGTCTGTTTGTGGAAAGTCTGTGTCTGCAACTGATCCATCAGATACTTTGACAATCTTTTCAGTTATTGGAGGGTTATTTTTGAAAACTAAAAGATCATTAATTTCATTTCTCAAATCCATCAAAGGCATACCCATGATATTATTTAACTGTTTGTCTACATCTGAAACATTCAGATCAGCCTGTCCAATTGGATCAGCTACGACCTTGGGCGGTGTTGCTTTTCTTATCTGCGGTGCAGTATTTGAAACAACTGTTCCAATATTATCAAGATTAATTCCAAGGTCTTTAGCTAATTGTATCCATTCAGCCTTGGTCAAATTGTGAACACCTTTTGACGGCTTTAAGTGTGGTTGTCTGATTAATTCAGACCTAATCTCGCTAAGGACTTGTTGCCTTTGCTCATTTGTAAATTTAAGCATTTACTTACTCCATGTCTGTCAGTTACTGATTTCATACTTTCGTAATCATCAGATCGAATAACACATTCGATTATCAGTATAATTTTTTACAGGGCAATAAAAAACTGCCCTGTAATTAATTTGTTTGGAGTGATTAAAAACATTCCTAGACCTTGAGAGTGGATCGTGTGTTGCACCAAATCAGTCTAGGCTTTTCAATCTAAGTGGTTAGCTATTTACCCATGCTAATAGTCAGAATTTTTGGATCGTACGTAAACCTAAATTGGCGGTTATCAAAGCAGTTACCTCATTCTGCGGGGCGGGTGGTCAGTCCTTAAAAACCTTAATTTCTCCTCTGTCTGTCAATCACTCGTAGAGTGTTATCGAAAAATCGTATTCTGTCAAGAGAATATAATGAAGAATTGTGCAATTAATTAACTTTATAATCTAAATCTGCACAAATCATCATTATAGACCTAATGTTATAGCCAAAGTCTGAGCATTAAAAAAATTTCAGGCTGAGTTCAGGAAAAATGCAAAAAAATTAAAAAATGTCAGACATTCAGACATTCAGACACAGTCAGACATAAAAAATGACACAAATCTTGACACAACTAATATTTAATCCCCTGTAACTGTTGCTGACTATGGGATACCGCCTACCACTTACAGGACTGTTAGACCTATTTGCCACTATTCCCGCCAATGTTTACAAATAAAAAAATTGACACCCTACCCTATAGAAAAAGCGACCCCCGATTTGGTTCCATAAAAAATGCGTGTGCGGGGGGAACCTACTGCCTTAGTTTTTGAGTATTAACTTTACAAATTTTTTATTTTTTTTTATTATATTATAAAATTGATAGGTGTCTGGAGTGTCTAGCATTGGCAAGAAGAATAAGTAAGGTTCCCAAAAGACTGCAAAATGCGGTTGAACTGGAACAACAACTAGCAAAAGTAGAACAAGAAGACATGTTGCTGCAACATCCCTCTTTCTTAGGTAACCAAAGACAGTTTATTGACCGTATATATCAGTATTTACCTGATATGGCAGATAAATTAGTGTCTTATATGACCGCAAAACCAGAGCGAGTTTATGGAAACAACGGTACTGTACAATTAATGGTACCAGAAGAACGTGCTTTGACCGATGGTCAGCTTCAATTATTTAAAATGGTTCTACAAAAGGGTCTACCTAATCAAGCTCCCATAAGTATCCAAGGTAAACAGAACCCTATGGACTCAGGTAAGGTGAATATCACTATCAATCAGACAGGACCAAGCGTTGATTTTGATACTTTATCCGCCCCTATTGATGGAGTTGTTCAAGGAAGAGCCGAAAAAGTAAATACCTTATCATTTAAGAGACCATCAAAAGATGACTGACGTAACATTTGAAGCACATCACGCTCAACAGCTAGTGTTAGAAGATCCGCATAGGTTTATTACTTTAGTTTGTGGTAGAAGATGGGGCAAAGATCACATGGCTGCGATTAAAATTTTATCTCATAGCTTAACTCATAAGAGTCCCAGAGGTAAAAAACTATATGCATGGCTGAATCCCGTTTATAATCCTCAAGGAAAAGAAAGTTTTAGAGTTTTTAGAGCTTTTGCTGAGAGTGGTGGCTTGGTTGAAAAGTGTATTGAGACACCTCCAATGGAAGTAAGGCTAATTAATGGTGATAGAATTACTTTTTTCTCCGCTGATCAACCAGATAACCTTCGTGGAGGTCAGTATGATGGTGTTATTTTAAATGAAGCAGGGTTTATTTCTGATCTAGATGAACTTTGGGCAGGTCCAATTGCTGCTATGTTATTAGATAGAACTGGTTGGGCATGGATAATGGGCACACCTAAAGGTAAAAATGCCTTTCATAAATTTTATTTAAGGGGATTAGATAAAGAATTAGAGAATGGCAAACCTAATCAATGGAAGACATTTAGATTTCCTACCAAAACTAATCCTTTTATTAGTGATGAAGAGTTAGATAGATTAAGAGATGAGTTGCCTTCTGATATGTACAAACAAGAATTCATGGCAGAGTTTATGGATTCTGGAGGTGCTGTATTCCGTGGGTTAGATCAGATGATGGAACGAAGTGCCAATACATCGTTAGTACCTCAAGCAGATGGATGCCGTGTTGGGGTTGATTTAGCTAAACATACAGACTTTACCTGCTTAGTTGCACTAGATTCTAATTCAAATGTAATTGGCTTTGATAGATTTAATCAATTAGATTGGTCTATCATTAGTCAAAGAATAGAATACTTTTGTTCCCGTTTTCGGGGAAAAGTAATTATGGATGCCACGGGAGTTGGTGATCCTATCTTTGAAAATTTATCCCGTAAAGGTTTAGCTATAGAACCAATCAAGTTTACTAATGAGAAGAAAGCACAGATGGTGCAGAATTTAATGCTCCTTATTGAAGAAGGTGTTTTAAAGATACCTCAACCAGGAACAATAGCTGATCCAAGTCATGACACCACACACTTGTGGAGAGAATTAGAAGCATATTCCTATAATATTACTGCTACAGGAAGAATACGGTATGAAGCTCCAAGAGGATTTCATGATGACTGTGTTACTGCATTGTTTCTTGCAGCTTCATCTATGCCCCTGATGATGAACGCTACAATGAGTAATATTGACTTAGATAATGTCAGAGGAGTAGGAGAATTAGAAAACTCTTACTAGCTTTTTATTAGAATATAGTGTAGATTTATGTCTATGTCTTGGGGTATAGTGATGGAATGGGTAACAATTATGACACCTAAACAAATTAATATTAAAAAAGCTAAGAGACCACGAGTTAAAACTAATGGGCAAAAGAAAACTGGCATACAGATATTAGAAAAAAGTGATGCCATACATTTCGCACCCCGTAGAAAGAAAACATAAGGATTAACATGGCAGATAAAAGAGGCGATCAATCAGGTTTAGATTCCATAGTCTTCAACACAGACACAATATCTGACAATGCTGCGGGGGAAAGAATGAAAGAAGTTGTAGACCCTGATCAGATGGGTCCACAAGTTAACCCTATGGAGGCTATCAAAAATGCTAGAGATGACGTTAAGAGAGATATTATTAATGATGCTCAAGTGGTTCAAGAATATAGCAGATTATCTGATGCAGATGACCCAGAAGATGATAAACCTAATATGGGATCAGTTAGAGATCGTATGGAAATTGTTCGTGCAGAAGTGCAGACTGGGTTGGATCAAGTTGCTCGTGCATTGGACAACTCTGAAAACGCTGCTCAAAATTTGGATCAAGAAACTGAGAAAAAATTAGTAGACTTTCTACATTCACACTTTGATTTAAGTTATGACCGTATATCAAAGAGATATGATTATTGGTCTGATGCCGAGGTTACCCATGATATATATGTTCCAAGTAGAGTTGTAGATGATGTTAGATCTGCTCGAACTGCTTCCGCAGGTAGTAATACTAGTACTAACTCTCGTAACTCTAAAAAATATAGATTAATAGATCAGATTAAAACACCTTATAGTCGTTCTATATCTGATACTATTTGTACTTATAACTTAGCAATATTTGGTGGTGCACCCCCTTTCAGAATTGAAAGGACTAACATGGACTCTGATAGAAGAGCCGCTAAACTTTTAGAAAGAAGACTACATCACAATATGAGAAAGGTTGGATACGAGCAAAGATTGTATCAACTCTTTTTAGATAATAACAGATATGGTATGGCACCTATAGCTAACTTCTATGGTAAAGATGGTAACAGTCCTGTTAACATAGATCCGTGGGCATATTTCCCAGATCCAAGAGTTACTTCTCAAAATAGACACGAGGCAGACTTTGTAGGTTATCGAACTTGGGCAAGTTTAACAGCTTTATATAGACGTGGGCATTATCAGAACTTAGATAGATTAGAGAAAAAAAGACCTCATGTTTCTTGGAACGCCAATCAATTTTTGAAAGACACTATTCGTGATCAGAGCGTAGACCAGACTCTCACAGGGAGTTATAGTAGTGACTATAAAAATCATTTCGGTCTCGGTTATGCTCATGTACTCAATACACTTTATGTTTTTATGGATCCAAATCGTTTGGGCATAGCCGCACCATTTGGTTTATATCGTATTGTGGTAGCAGATGAAAGTGTCGTTATACAGTTTGATCCTTCACCATATCCGCATCAAGATATTCCTCTTATCCACGGAGAGGGTCAGTATGATGCACATAAAACTTTTTCATCTTCACTCTATGACTTAATGATGCCACTTCAAAGGTACCAAGATTGGTTACTTCGTACTAGGGTAGAAAACGTGCAGAGCATTGTACAAAATAGATTAGTTGTAGATCCGAACAGAGTTAACATTAGAGATATATTAGATCCAAATGCAGCTAGACTTATTAGAACTCTTCCAGGTGCTAATCCATCTGATGCCATTCTTCCCTTAACAGTTCCAGATGCTACTAGAAATTACTTTAGTGATCTCGATACTACAGGACAATTAATGCAAAGACTTGCAGCAGCTAGTGATACTGCTCAAGGAATACAATCTGAGACACAAAGAACAGCTACAGAGATAGCTAGACTTACATCATTGGGTCAACAGAGATTGGGAACACAAGCTAGATTACTTTCATCTACTACCATACGACCTCTCGTTAGACAGATGATAGCCAACTTACAATTCTTTGAGGTAGATGGCGGTATGGTCAGTTTATCCGAAGAAGTTTCAGCAGAGAATCCTAATGGGGATGTCAGATACAATAGATCCGAAATCATGGGTGATTTTGATTACGTTGTAGTTGATGGCACACTACCCACCTCGCCTCAAGAAAACTCCGAGAATATAACTAAAGCTATAAGAACTTTAGCTGAAACAGGTCTTGGTCAGACTTGGGATATGGATAAATTCGTAGAAAGATTAATTGAAAGTTTTGGTTTTGAGGATGTAGAAAATTGGAAGAAAAGTCCGAGCGAGGTTGTTCCTGATGAACAAATTCAACAAGAGTTACAGGCAGGAAACATCTTGCCTATGTCACAAGCGGCACAGGAAGTTGGAGGATCCCCTCAAATGGGTCCAGAACAAATGGCGGCAATGGCGGGTCAAATCCCCTCCCAATGATTTAGATGAAGTACATAAAGTATTTAAAATAGATTGAGGAACTATGGCTAAAAAACTGAAGAGTACCGAACTATCTAATGGTCTAGATAAACTCAAAGATAATTATTTTTGGCAAATATACCAAGAAAGAATTCTGACAGAATTTAATAGGGTGGAAACCGCATTGATAAGTAATGCAACTGCTGATGCAGATCATTTACGAGTTTGTGCGGCTTTAATGTCGGCATTCCGCACTGTGCTTGATTTACCTACTAAGATGGTAGGAGATGCTCAAGCGGAAGAGGAACTAGAAAGGCTCAATAAAGATGGCGATTAACCCAAGTGAAGCAGACGTAACTGCTATGAGAAACCCAGGATCTGGGGCAATTACAGATCCAAATCAAGCAGTAAATCCACCTGCAAATGCACCTACCCCACAGACAGATGCAGAAGCTAACCCTGATAAAACAGGTTTTGATGCAGCATCAAGATTAAAATCTAACGACAGAATGCCTGTTGATTTTGATTTTGAAGTTACTAATGATCCTGATCCTAGAGGTGATGCAGAAGTAGGTGATGCTAACGCTCAAGATATTCCAACTGCCGAGGCAGATGCTATATCAAGAATGATTAAGATTAAATATCGTGGTGAAGAAGAAGAGATACCAGAAGATAAAGCGGTCACTATGCTCCAACAATTTAAGTCTGTTGAGAGTAAATATGGTCCACTTATGGAACTCTCAAGAAGAATAAGTGAGCAAACAGGTGTTACAGACCCTAATCAATTAGCTAATATGCTGGGTACAAGTATGCTTAATGCCATGAATAAAGAGAACGCAGAAGCAAATCCAACAGGTAATCCCGTTGAGACACCTGCTGAATTGACTAATGATCCTAGAGTTCTTGCTAAGAATGTAATGTCTGATGAGAATGCAGTTAAAATGGCTAAAAATTTCTTTGAGGAAAACGGATTACAACCTACAGATGATGCATTTATGGCTATGCAAAATATGTTTAAGTATTCTAAAGCTGTAGAGGAAGCCGCAACTATACTTCCTACACTTATGGAAGATGTAAACAATTTTAAAGAAGCTCAAAAAATGAATGCCACTAGAGCAAATCAGACACTTGTTGATTCCCAAGCAGCAGCAACTGCTAAAGAATTAGGAATCGATACCGAAGCGGATTTCAATGATTTTATCTCTTGGGTAGAGATGCAAGATTCTACTTTTGGAAATTACAAACAGGCTATTGGTAACAATCCTGCTGCAATGGATAAAGCAATTAGAGATTATCATGCGATTACTACTGGCAATAAGAGTGTTGCTGAACAAACTGCTATGAAAATGAATGTTGAAAAGAATATATCCCGTGCAGGTGGTGAAACTGTAGCTTCAAGAGGCTCGGATGTACCTACTGGCAAAGGTCCCCAACAGGATTTTAGTACACAAATGTTAGATTTATTATAAAAAAGTTAATCAGACATAGACAATAGTGTTGATTTATGTCTGTGTCTGATGTATTTTAAAGATGTCTAATTATGAATGCCTACCAGATGGCTGTATTTAAACTCAAGACCAATAGGGAAACTAGGTTTATTTACGATTAACCAAAGGAGCAGTCGAACAGACGAACTTAATTTAACTCTAACCTAATGAGGTACTTAATATGACTACTCTTGGTATGAGGGGAACAGGCTCTTTTGCAGCCGATCACCGCCCCGAAAATTATAGAGAGAAATACCTAATGTTAGAGCCGAATGGTTCGGCTCCGCTTACGGCTATTCTCTCAATGCTTCCATCAGAAAGCACAGATGATCCAGAATTCCATAACTTTAGGAAGGATCTACCTAGCTTTACCTTTACTCACGCAGGTGCAGTATCTGGTACTTCTGGTACAACCTTGACCGCATCCGCTGCTGCTGATGCTGCATTTTTCCGTATAGGAATGTTAGTTAGAAACTTCAGAACTGGTGAAGTTGCTAAGATTACTGCCACTCCTACTACCACAACTTTTACAGTTACAAGAGGTATAGGTAATGGTGGAACGGGTGTAGCAATCAACAACGCAGATACATGGTTTATGGTTGGAAATGGTAATGCTGAAGGTGGAGATACTCCAACATCAGTAAGTTACGATGCATCAAGCACCGAGAACTTTTGCCAAATTTTCAGAACACCTTACTCAATCACAAGAACTGCTATGCATACTAACTTCAGAACTGGAGATCAGTATTTAGAGAAGTCTCGTGATGCTTTAAAAGAGCACATGGTGGGAATGGAAAGAGCAATGTTGTTCGGTAAAAAGGACATCGTAGCAGGTAACGCAGGTATGCCAGAAAGATATACTGATGGTATCTTCAATTCAATAACTACTAACGTAGAAGATGCTTCAGCTAACTCAAGTGCTAACCGTTTAACAGAAGCTGAGTTTGATACTTTCTTAGCAGAAAAAGCATTCGCTTTCGGTTCATCTGAAAAGTTAATGTTATGTGGATGGAAGGTTGCAGAGCACCTCCAAACACTAGCTAAGTCAAGATATCAAATTAACAGTACTGGTACTGGTGATTCATACGGTGTTAACTTTACTACCTACAATACTTTTGCAGGTACATTACAAGTTAAAACACACCCTATGTTCAGACAGATCCCAGGTGCTCAGTTTGATGCTATTATCTTAGATACAAAGGATTTAAGATATAGATACATTGATGATACTTCATTATTGAAAGATCGTCAGGGTAATGGTGTTGACGGTGTCACAGACGAATATCTAACAGAAGCAGGTTTAGAAATTCTTCAAGAAAAGACACATGCTGTCATCACAAGTTGGCAGTCACTAACATAGAATAATCTATGCACTTAGAGAACCATCTTAACAGGTGGTTCTCTTTAACCTTATAGGAGATTAGATTGACACCCCCTAAAACCATTAAATTTTTTGCTAAGAGACCTAATATGGAAATATCCATAGATGGAAAAGTCTATCCATTTCATGGTGGAGAACTTGAGGTAGGTTTGAAATTAGCAGAGCAAGTTAAAAGACATCATCTTTATAAGAAGTCACATATTTTTTCAGAAGAAGATGCCATTGTTGTAAATGGAAAAGTTCAAACTCTTTTAGATGATCCTACTATGCAAGACCTTGCTGCTAAAGCCAAGGTTAATAAAGACTTAACTATCTTTTCATTCCCGTCTAGACCAAGCATTACAGTTGATGCGGGACCTCATAAAATTATATTTCAAGATAATAAAGTGGCTTTAGATAAAGATGAAGCTGAATCTTTAAGAAGACATGTATTTTTTAGACAAGGAAAGATTGTAGAATTAGAGGTACAGAATGGTTAGCTTTAACTCAGGTGGATCTGGGTCAGGTCAATTTTCTACATTATCAGAATTAATTGATGATGCTTTGAGAGAAATGGGTGAATCTAGTCCTACTGTTTTAAAGAGTTTAGAAAGCGAAAGATTTTTAAATTATGCTAACCGAGTTGTTGCAGATATAAATAGACATCCCTCTTTCTTAGATGTTCTCGATAATACTTATGATGATCAAACAGGTTCTATTTCAAGTGGTAGTAACGAATTAGTTGTATCTTCTGGATCTGTTACTTTCAGTACATATACACCAGTTAAAATTGCAGGTGCAGGTGCGAGTAATTCAGATCTTTATAGTTTTGTATTAGGGTCTAAAGTTGTTGGTGGGAACACTGTCGCAGGTACTTATCGTATTGCAGATGCAGCAGATACAACCGTATCAGGTGCCGTTGTTTCTAATCCATATAAAACAAGGATAAAAAGATATACTGCAATAACTAATCATAGAGCAATAGACGATGAAGTAATGTTAGAGGGTCTTAAAAGTTATTATTCTATAGATGATACAGACACTAATAATACAGGTTTAATTACTCTTAGGAGTGGGATTTATACCAATACTCTTAATAATTGGATTGGCTCAATAACTAATATTCAAGGTGCTCTTACAGTTGAAATAAATGAGTATACCTAATGGCTCGAAAGCTCTTTTCATACAATAGATTTCTAGGACTTGATACCGTTACTAGTCCTTCAAATATGTCTGAAAGGTTTTTAGTAGATTTATCTGATGCATATATAGACTTTAGAGGTCAGATAATTAAAGGTCCAAGTATAAGTAAATTATCAGGCAATACTGAAAAACACTATAATATAAGACATTATGGATCAGGGGATTTAGTAAGATATATTCTTAATGGTAGTAATATAGATATTAAATCTAACTCAGTTACTCAATCAACAGGTTTCAACTCAGGTACCGCTTCTATTACTCCTATTTCAACCGTTAACTTTGATCAAAAACAATTTGCATTTATGTCAGGTCATAACCCTTTTCACTTTAATGGATCTGCATTTACGACCGTAAGTGGTTTTGGATCTACTAATTTTTCTAGTTTAGGTTCTTATCCTAAAGGTGGATTTGCTGTAAATATATTAAATCGTTTAGTGGTAGCAGGTATTCCAAGTAGAGATACTGAAATTCATGTAAGTGAACAGGATAGTTTTGTAAATTGGAGAACTAATACATCAAGTGGTACAACACCAAATCAAACTGATGGTGTGATTATTGATGTTAAAAATCAGTTTACATCAAGAGATACAATACAGGGATTATCTGTATTAGAGGGAGATAAATTAGTTATCTTCGGTCAGAACGAAACTCTTGTATTTCTAGCAGATACAAACATAAATCTTTGGGAAATAGCCAGAGACTTTAGAGTACCCATTGGTATCTTTGGTAGGAACACCGCAGTTAATGTCGGAACGGATGTCTTTTTCTGTAGTAGATTTGGTGTACACAGTCTGAAACGTGCATCATCAGGTTTGACACTTGAGACCGTGACATTTACCAGAGAGATACAAGATCTCTATCAATCATTAGTAGATAACGTACCAACGACTGGCAGTTTTACAGAACCCCATGCTGTATGGGATGGTGAGATTGGTCAGTATCATGTGTTCTTTCCGCAAAACACAGCAGGTACAAACTTTACAAAATTAACTTTTACTTATGACCCGTCAGCAGGTAGATCAGGTCATCTATCTTTTGGAAATACAATTGGTCACAATGGAACCTGTGGATCTTACTTTGCAAGACCAGACACCTCGTCTGGAGTATCAGCATTACAAATGGGTACTACGTCTGGGTATGGTGATGGTCAATCACTGACACAGTCCAACAGTATGAGTGTGAGAACTCCACTATTATCTCAGGGGTCACCTGATACATATAAACATTATAAACGTCTAATTATCCGTGCTGTCGGAACGGCAGACTTTGTTGTTACTATATTTGATAGTGAGAATAATCAACTTCAACAGACAACAGTCCGCCCAGAAAATGACGGATTTGCAACAACTACAGGTATTAGTGGTGATAGTACAAGACCTATTGACTTACCGATACCTCATAGATCAAAAAGTATAAGTGTACAATTAAGTTGTACAGCAACAGGTACGTTAAAAATTCTAGATTTTGCTTTGGTGGTAGACACAAAATAGTGTATATTTATGTCTATGTCTGGTATAATTGTAGTAAATGAGATAAATTATAAGGATATATTAACATTATGTCTGGGATCTGAGGTTCACAGACAGTGGTTTGTAAAAGACATAGAAAGACTTTTTATCAAACCGTTAGAAGATGATCTGGCTAGATTGTTTTATAGAGATGGCAAGATCATTGGATTTGGAAGTTGGGCATTTTTATCCGATGAGGTAACAGATGCATTCATAACAGGTAGTCGAAAACTACAGTCTGAAGATTGGAAGAGCGGGAATAATATCTGGGTAATTGATGCAATCGCACCAAACAAGGAAATTGGGTCAGTAGGAAGATGGTTAAG